ATAGTCATCGTTCTGATGTTTTACCGACGCGGTGATGCGACACACCGTCCCCTGATTTCGTTACTGGCCTATGTCATGGTGCTGGTATATGCCAGCGTCCCTTTCCGGTTTGTTTTTGGTTTATATGAATCATCCCACTGGCTGGTGGTGATGGTGAATATCCTTATCTGCGCCGCTGTGCTGTGGGCTCGCGGTAATGTGGCGCGTCTGGTCGATGCACTGAGGCACTGATGAATCAACAACAATTTCAGCAGGCGGCTGGTATCAGCGCCGAGCTTTCTGCGAGCTGGTATCCACATATTACGGCGGCAATGAGCGAATTCGGTATCACTGCGCCACTGGATCAGGCCATGTTTATTGCACAAACGGGACATGAATCAGCCGGATTTACTGTTCTGAAGGAAAGCTTCAATTATTCGGTGGAGGCACTGAAAAATACGTTTGGTAAACGCCTGACGACTTATCAGTGCGAAATGCTGGGGCGTGTAGATGGTAAGCAGGTGGCCCATCAGCCACAAATAGCCAATCTGGTTTATGGCGGCCGCATGGGCAACAAAGACGCCGGAGATGGCTGGAAGTATCGTGGGCGTGGGCTTATCCAGATTACCGGGCTGGAGAATTACACCAGATGTGGCGTTGCCCTGAAACTGGATCTGGTGGCGAATCCGGGACAGCTTGAGCTGGAACGTCATGCCGCCCGATCCGCAGCGTGGTTTTTTATGACTAAAGGGTGTCTGAAATACTCCGGCGACATGGTACGCGTTACGCAGATAATCAACGGAGGACAGAACGGTATTGGTGATCGGCGGGAGCGCTTTGAGAAAGCAAAATCGGTGCTCGTATGATAGTACTGCTGAAATTGCTTAAAAAATTCTGGAAGCCATTAGCAGAAATACTGCTGGTGGCTTTTTTGTTATGTGCTGGTGCGTACTGGTGTTATTCACGAGGTTATCAGAAGGCAGATTCATCCTGGAAATTCCAGTGGGCGCAACGAGACCTTACCGATGCGACCGCCGCATTGCAGCAAGAAGTAACCGAAAGAGCGAAAGAGCAGCGTCGCCAGCACGCCGCAGATGAAGAACGGAAAAGAGCCGATGAAGAACTGGCAAAAATACAGGCCGATGCTGATGCTGCTGAG